AATCCCAAAGATTCCTATAATACTTACCAAACAATTCAAGACCTTCTTGAATTCGTTCTTCGTGTAATTGGTGACCAACATGATCATACCAATGTTGATTGGGATTTTTATCTACCATGCGAAATGTATCTTCCATCTTACCTGAAATGGGATTAGGATATTGTTTATCAGACTTTACAAAATCATACTCACTTTTTCCATGCCGATATTTATCTTCGTATGATTCTAGTGCTATCTGTTGGAAACTCCAAATCATCTTGTCAAGAACTTCGTCCCAAAGTTTACACTTTTCATCAAATGCTTCTTTGTGTGTTTCTTTGTAAAAGTCAAAACTGTCTTGATCAACATAATCTTCTCCCCCTATATCAGCAATAAAATCACCAGGAACACCGTGTTTTGTTGCCTTCAATTGTAAAAGTGCAGGAAGGATAATTAATGCAAGTGTGTAATCTAAACTGAATGTGTCGTGTCTTTCAATATCAATATCAAATCTTTGTCCAATTTCTGATTTGAGATACTTACCAATCTTTACCTTCATTGTATTTTACCATTAATAATTTTAATAATTTTATTATCCGGCGCCGCAAGTAAAGCAAAGTTCACATTTTTATTTTTAAATAGATTTTCTGCAACTTCGTCTAATGATGATCCTTGCGCCATAAAATCATTTGATTTAATGTCGTATGTATAAAAAACATTGTTATGAGTTTCTACTTTTAACATTCTAATATCAGGTGTCACAACTTTATTTTCTTCTAGGTTTATGCCTTCCTTTTCTGCTAACTTTATAAGTTGACGATATACTTTGAATGCAAAATAATTATAGCCCAAAAAACAGCCTATAACAAATCCTATGAGGTAATTTAGAAGTTCCATGATGTGTATTTATTTGATTTTAATGTTAGAATAGACTTTCAATTTCTCAAACTTTTTATTTTTGGCAGTGTTAATACCATCTTGTGAAACACCTACCTTTTGTTTCACAAGAAGTTGAATCATAGCCTGAAGATCACCGATTTCTTTTTCAAGTCGTTGAATGTTTGTTACATCAATACCATCCATCATTTGATCGGGTCCAAAACGAAAACACTTACTGACCTCTACGATAACTTCGGCGCATTCTTCTTGTAGAATGGTTAATATTTCTTTAGTTTGTTCATTCATTTGTGTTTTCCGTTTCAAGGTCTTCTGGTTTTGTATGCTCGTCACAAGCAGTATATAGCCAACCGCCTCCCCTTAGTTTACCCGGTTTACCACAAACTTCACAAGTATTAGCCGCCCAACTTTCAGCCATGCGAACCATACCATCTATATAGTCATCGCCGCCGTTGTAATAGAATCTAAGTCCACCAAACTTCTCTTTAACTTGTGTAGCTACAACTTGTGCCACCTCCACCTCATTTCGGTTTTGCCAATCAATGTGACGTTGAATTTGACTGCAAAGACTATCAAGTATTTGATACCAGCCGTCGCCGTGATCAAACCCCCAGCACATTGCTGTTAATGTCATGGGCTTGTGTCTATCAGCAAAAATCTTTGGATACTTTTTGCAAAGTTGGTTATCTAGTTCTTTACGCATATTACATTCCAAAATGTTCTTTAACTGCCATCTTGCTTTTCTCAATAGTAGCCATAATTAAATTGTGATCAAAGGTTGCATGAGCATGGTGTAGATTGGTATTGTCAATTGCAGTCAAACACTCCTGAATAATTAACTCGGCAAATGTGTAGAAGGCTTCTGTGGTTTTAACCAAGCCAGTGTTACCTTCATCATCGTATTTCTTACAACGATCAAATGCTTGGCCCAAAATATCTGCGATTCTTTCATTCATAGAATTTTCTTTTCGTGTACCAGTTTTTCAAAGGTGTTGAACAATTCATTAAACTTCATTTCATACAATGTTTGTATACCCAGTAATGCGTTAGCAATCTCATCAGTAGTCATTTCCTTAGGACCATCTAACAAATTGCGATATAACAAATCAACATCCTCAGTAACATTCCAGCACTTCAAAATCTGCTGTTCAAGATCAAAACGGTCTACTTTCATGTTAATTCCTTAAGGTTTCTTTTTGCTCATTGCCATAGCCATCTTAGGCTCAATATAACGCTTGTGATAATCTTTATAGTTATTCAGATAGTGTTCCCATTGAATCCATTGTGTTTTTTGCTTAGTGCGATTCACTAGAAAGCCCCAGTCTCGTTGCTGCCGACCCATGAAGAAAAGAGTAGTAGCAGGACCCACGCTCTCATCAAGTTCAAGCCAATGAAAATCTTTTGCACGGCGCCGAATAATACTACCGGGGCCACGCCATTGACATAGTTCTCCAATGATCTTACCATCGTTTCCGTAAAGAGGTGTATGCTCGTAATAGCCACCCTTAAGAATGATTGTAAGAAAAGGCCAAGGATGATCATGCAAAATAGGATCATCACTCTTTACAATCTTATGTAGTGTAAGATTGAAGGGAAAATTTTTACGGTCTTTCAAAAACAAGTAATACCGATGCATATAATCTTCACCAGTGCGGCGATCAGGAATCAAACGATACCGATCTAGTTTGTTCATAAGATTGTGAAAGAAACCCATTGATTGCTCCTGTAATCAGATATACTATTGTAACATATTTTACATTTTTGCACAAGTAGGAAAAGGGCACGAATGCCCTTTTTGCTCATCTCATCCCGAGATTAGTCGTTGCTCATTGCAAGAGCACGGTAGCCTGCGGCAACAACTGCGCGGCTGGGGGTACCCAAACGGTACTTAGTGAAAGTATCACCACGGCTGTTGGTACGCTTGTTAGCGTAAACTGCAAAACCTGCAAAGCGAAGGTCGCTTACGGTTGCGGTAGGATTAGCAATACCAAAACGGCTAGTGATTTGCTTTGCGGTCAATTGCTCACCGCGCTGAAGTGCCTCAAGAAGGGCTTGTTGCTTAGTAACAGTCATTTTATTTCCTCTTAAAAAATCGTTGTTCTCACAACGTACATAGATGATAACACGATCAGTAGTCTTTAACAAGACATAAGGGCAACGAAGTTGCCTTAATTTGGATTTATAGTTCCAAATACTGCAATTTAAAATTTTCAGCTTGTTTTTCATAATTAATATAACCACGAGGATTACAAACAATACGGCAATCACCGATCATATAATCAAAGTTATGATGGGTATGCCCATGGGTCCAAACTTTAATCTGCGGATGATCCAAAATAAAATCACTAAGATCGGAACTATAAGCACCGTTCATGAGTGTGTCATCAGCATATTTTGGATGCGTACTCAACCGTGAAGGTGCCATATGGCCTACCACTACAAATTTTTCATCAAACTTGCCTTCAATGACAGTACGAATGTACTCTACACTATGACGGTGTCTAGCCGCGGTATGGGCAGGACGCAGTTTGGTATATCCCTTACTATCCTCACGAATGATACGGTAATCATTCATCATATCAGTAACAGTATGTAGTGTAAGTGGGTCATAATTATTCATGTTAGTCCAAAGTGTACAACCAATGAATGTAATATCATTGATCTTTTTGGTCATGTTTTCCAAAAAGTAAACATTCGGAAACTTACTACACTCGTTCATCAGGTCGTCAAGGCTACCGTGGAATTTTCCGTGGTAGAATTCATGGTTGCCTGCAATGTAGATAACATGCGGAAACTCTGAGCTACAACGCTTCAAAAAATCACGATAGCGTTGGGCACTTAGTTGACGCCGACCCAAATCAATATTATTGGCTGCACCCTCAGGATGGTCGTGCAGATCCTGAGCGATCATAATGTCGCCACTCAGGATCAATACATCTGCATTTCCATCATTGGTTAAATTGATATCACCAAATTCAAGGTGAAGATCACTTGCTAGTGCTAGTTTCATTTCTTATTTCTTTTAAAACATATTGTGAGCTTAAATATCCTAAGAATAAGCACACAACAATTATAATTAGTTCACGGACAACTGGTTTCATACGAAAAATCCCGCATTACGCAACTCGTTCAAAGCAGAATTACGGACCTTCGCATCAATATAAATTTTCTGCGGCTTGCCACTAGTCAAGTAGTCACACAGGTCCTTCGCCTCTTTCAGACCCAAACGCCGATTGTCAACACTACGCACAGCCTTAATCATAGCGACCTTGTTTGCCGAAGCACTATACCCAGTAAGAGTAATGATACCGTCGTAGTCACCAGTCAACAGAGAAAAGAAAATCTGACCCTTAACATCAGGGTCAAGGACACTTGCGATTTGGTCCCAAAGTTTCATACCATCATTAGTTCCGTAGGCATCCGTGATGCTACGCATGAAGTTGATACCACTTTGGATAATGTCTTGTTTGTGTTCAGCGGGAATCATTTCGTTGGACGTCTAAGTTTAGAAATTTGAGGAGTATAAACAGGTTCTTCTTCTACGATTTTAACTGATTTTGATTTGCTTGTCAATAGCACTTCCAAATCATCATAGAAAATATAAACCAATAATCCTATCCAATAAACTATGGAAAAGAAAAATAAGATTACGGTAAATGTTAAAAAGGCTGTGTCACTTAACATCTTGAATATGCTTGCAAGTATGCCTGAAAGTAAATCCAGGACATGTACAAGAATATTTACCAGAACTGTTTTTTGTAAGTAGATAGACTTTTCCGTTGCTACCTTGAACCTCTATAGCATTATTAGGCTTAGTCTCAACAACAGGCTTACCGAAATAAACCTCGTCACGCTCAGCCTTCTTATCCTTCAATTCTACAAATTTGCGACCACGGACATCAATGGTCATGGGCTTTGAAAACTTGAACAGTGCCTTAGTACCAACCTTGATGTAGCCGACCATTTTAGTCTTGCTGTCGTTTACATAGTAAATGTGATTGGGAGTATTGTGCGACCCCCAATCAGTAGTCTCCTGAAGATATCGCATTAGGCTACCACCTGCTCACGCACGAAAGCCTCGGCCGAGGGTAATGTAACCATCAGTATCATAAGACTTGACATACCAGCGACCATCCTTACGGAGAATGTACTCATACTCCTCGTATTGATGATGAGCCAAGTAATCCTGAAAATCAACAAAGTACCGGGCGCTGACACCTGCCTCGCCCCTATCACGACCATAGAAGGTAGTCATGTTACCATAGAGGTTGTCAAACTCAGCATCGGAGATAGTAGCATCCAACTTGGAAAAAGGATGCTTGGTACCAATCATTGGCTTAAGGCTTGAAACATCTCCAAGGTCAATCAAGTCACGCAGGATGAAAGGATTGCTATAGTTTTCAAACAGGATCTTGCCGTTGTGCGACAGGTAACCGTCCCAATGACAATAAACTTGACCAACAGTACCGTCAGCAAATTCCAGAGCGATAGTAGAGCGAGTAGCCATTTGTGAGTCCTTTTCTTAACTGTCTATGTATGTATTATATACCCAAATCCATTTATTGTCAACCTCAGAAAAGCATAGGAGTGTAGGTTTCTTCACCTTTTAGGGTCATCCAAATTTCTTTTTCCTCTGAGTAAATCAGTTCAGCATGTTCCAGTAGTGCCCTGCGTAAGCCTTCATCCATACGCAACCATCTATCAACGGTATCATAATCACCCCAGGCTCGGGTTTTCAGTCCTGTATTTTGAAGCCAAACACTCAACATCTTGAGACCTTCAACTGTATTGGCAGGATGACTGCGGCACATTGCTCCAACAAAATCATTGGCAAGCAATGCAGTGAAAAAACTGCCAGGTTGAAACCCATGAACAAAGTAATTGAAAACGGGATCCGCAAATTCTTTCGGCACGTTGTATGTGACAAAAGTTTCGTAAAACCTATTTTCACTGTATTTGGTAAGTTTCATCAATCACCTGAGTCAATTTCATAGGATGATTGGCAATGCTTACAAGTGTACCGAGTCAGGCAACGACCGATAGTACGGCTTTCGTATTCATGTAAACAAGGAGTGCCGTCTGGGCGCAGTAGTACCTGACCACTAGCACGACCATACATGGTTTGAGCACCACAGTTGGTACAGGCTACAGTATCATCTTCAGCACGATAGCCATACCATCCATACTTCTGACCGCCGTCACGCAAACGATCGGGACAGGGCATATGACCGGTACCGTTACACGCAGGACAAGTTCCAAGACTCATTACATTCTCCTTTAACATATCCATATTATAGTATAAAACGGATTTATTGTCAACCATTAAAAAAACCCCTTTCGGGGCTTGATTAAGTACGATTACTGGGGAAAGGCCAGAATCCTTGTGACTCATCAGGATTAACATAGCGATAACGCTCTGGTCTACCTTGTTCACGGTCTCGCTCACCCTTGACATAACCTTCTTCGTAGTTATTGCCATCCTCGTCGGTTTCATATCCCCAAGAATCGTATTCTTCACCATTGAATCCATGACTGTAACCATCATAGAACGGAGTGCTACCAGTTTTGGGTTCGGTACGCACACTGTTGGCGTTATGCTGTACAGGCTTAGTAAACTCAACCTCATCTTTAGCATCACGCTCAACTTCACCGATAACCTCGTAACGGCAAGTACGACCCTTAGCATTGTTGTAATCGCTAGGAATGGACACTACGTCAGCAGGGTCAATCTTAACGATAACAGTACGATCACCACTAAAACTCTGTAGATAACTATGGCTACAGAAGTGCAGACCTGCCGAGCAAGTATTGTCACGGTTGTCATCAACCATGTTGCGTTCCATTTCTACAACACGACCAATGCTGTTGTCCATAGTGCCAGTATGACAATCAGTATAGTCACCACGCACACGCTTGTATGCGAGGAAGTGACCATCGGGAGTAATCGGCAGACTGTTCTTTTCTAAGAAGCCATAGAGTTCATCAACGGCTCGCTTGCTAGGATTACGCATGAGGTTGTTCATAAACTGAACCATTGGTTCAATGTCAAAGCCTTCTTCAAGCATACTTACAATGCGAGTAGCCAAAGCATTGTGGAATGCCTGACCACGCCAAAACATTTCACCGTCAACAACACTAACATTGCCGCGGCTGTAGTTAACAAGAACCTTAGTAGGGTTGATCAATTCCTTGACACTACCCCAATCACCAGCCTTAATAGCCTCTACGACCTTGTTATAGGTCATGTGTGTTTTGTTGATGGTATGCGGTTCACCATCAATAACGATAACAACATTATCACCTTGGAGAATAAACGGATAACTCATTTTAGATTCCTTTAACTTGATCAACCATATTAATGTAGTCAACTACATCATCAATTTTAGCATAATAACTAGAAATATGTTGTAGCATTGGGTAACGACTCATAACCTTTTCAACCTTAACCTTGTATTGTTCAATAAGTTTGTTAGGATCAACATTGTTGACAACGATACCAAACAGTTTGAACAATTGTTCCAAATAGTGTCGCTTGTGGTCATCAACTGCCTCTACATCCTTAAACTCAGCAAACAACTTGTAGTACGGGCTGTTTTGATTTAGATTACCGTTAATATACTTGAAATTGTTTTTAATGTCAATGCTGGCTTTGACCAAACCTAGTACATTACTGGTATCAGTAGCCAACAATTTTTCACGGACATGATCAATCAGATTGACCCAATTCTTTTGCTTACGAACCAATTCAATGTCACTCTTGCGAACACCATGAACGGTTTGACTAAAGATTTCTGCCCGTTGAAGATTCTCAACAAACATAGCCATGTCACTCATGGGCACTCCAACTGGCTCCCAGTGATTCATTTCTACATAGTAGAATGTCTTGTTGGCATCGTAGTCACTAGCAGTACCGCCATTAGCCCAAACATACTTGCGTTGATAACGGCTACGCTGGCGTTCAACAAATTGTAGGATACTTGCCTTACCCCAGTTGCCACTAACATCACGATCCTTCTCAAGCAATTGAGTAGCATACATGGTGTTGATTGGGCTGTGCAGGTCACGCAAGAAACTACCAACACTCATAGTTTTGGTTTTGTCAAATGGCTCAATCACAATGACCGACTCACTATAAGTATCCATCTTTTTATTACGCCAGTGATACTTAGCCCGTTCCAACGCACCACGCTTGGTATCAGTAATAACAAAGTGAACATTCATAGACGGTTGAATGCGCCAAGCATGAACATATTTCTTGGTAACATCATCCAATATGCTGTCGGGCTTAAAATTATTACACTTGTCACTACTACGCTCCTTATGGAAGCCACGGATAGTGATGTTGTACTTTTCCTGAAGGTCAGTAACCTTCAACATAAAGGGCTTGATAAGATTGTATGATGTAGCATCAGCAAGCGGGAATTTAGAATCAGTCACATACTTAATAGTAGCCGCCTTGAACAAGGCTTCACTATGGCGCTTGCTAAGATAATCTGCCCGTTGCCAAAAATTATCAATCTTGTCGGCTTCAGTAGCAATATGGATAGCCAGTTGGTTGTTTAATGCCTCAAGTTTATTTTTGATGGACTGAATTGTAGAAGGAATATAACTCAGACCTTCACGACTTGCTTGGAAGTCAAGTTCACCGATATTAAATTCCATAACAAGACCGCAACCAAGAAGACCGCGTAACTCGCCTAGTGTACTATCAGCCGCCGGCACATCAATGGGATACTGAATGTTACCCATGATTGCTACACTAGATGAACGGTCACTACCAAGACTATGTACGCCTGGGATAATGTCACGATCCTTGTATTCGGGGTCAAGGAAAGTAAAGTCCTTAGAGCCGTGAATTACAGGGCGCAGTTTGAAATACTTGTAGACATACCTTGTCTCAGTACGGAACTTATCAAAGTCCCAGCGGTCGTTTACACTAAACTTGACCTCAACACCATTGGGTTCGGTAGTATCATTCTCAGTCATCAATGCGATACTAGGCACACCTTGATCATTGATAAAGGCTGTGTAGATACCCTTGCGACCGTTTTGAATAGCGGTTACAGTAAAATTATCTGTATAGCTAAACGGAGACTTACTACCAAGACCAAGAGCACCAATAAAATCGTTAGAATCGGTTTTAGTAGATTCAAAATAGGTAGTATAGATGTTTGTAACTTGTGCATGGCTAAGTCCTGTACCATAGTCACGAATACTGAACCATGGCTCTAGTTGATTCGGAAGATGAATATCAAAAGGCAAGTCTGGTTTGCCTGCGGCAACATGACTATCCACAGCATTGCAGGACAATTCACGGATGATAGCGCGGATCTTGTTAGCATACAGACCCGAACTCAGAATGTTAAAAGCCTTAGCTGAATTGCGAATACGGAACTCGCCAATCTGGCCTACATTACTAAGGATGGCCTCATTTTGAGGCGTGTTATTCAAAATCATTATTCAACTCCGAAATGTTTCTTGAGTTTATCGCCAAAACTGTCGTAGGGATAACTAGTATCATCACTATCCAATATCCGAGCACACTCCCTGATAACCCTGTGAGCATACTCTAGCATCTTCTTTTCATCGTATAGATCAAATCCACGACCATCATGTGGCTCTTGATAATCAACTGCCCAGGGGTTAGGCAGCAGTTCTTTTAAAAGTTCATTCATAAAACCTCAAACGTAGAAATCTTCACCACGCTGATAAGCGCCGATGGCGTCATAAACTGCCTCACGAACCACAGTGTCAAGAGCCTCACCGTACTTCTTGGAGTCAAAATTAGCGAGGTCTTCAAGATTCTGATATACAGTTTTCCAGGAAAGATTATGCTCCTTAGCATACTGAACGATGCCAAAAACTGCGACATTGCCTTCTGAAGTGAACATACCGAAATCCATAATTTGCTCCGTGTCTTAACTGTCTATGAGACTATTATATAACCAAACGGATTTATTGTCAACCATTACCACTGATGATAAATCACCATATGATCAACATTTGGGACATTGCCCACTGGCCGGTATATTTGTTGCTCACCGTCCCATTGATCCGGGTCAAAAAGTTTATCATGTTCACCGACTACAACAAAACGCACATCCTTGCCGGTGTGATGGCTCTTGACAAAAAATTCCTGAGGCATACCGAAAAACTCAGAAGCCAACTTAAGGACTTTGCGGGTCTTGTCGTATTCGCAATACTTGAGTGAAACAGTCGGGATTGTTGCCTCTTCGGTCATTTGACGATGCCGAGCAGCCTCGTACTTGCGGTCGGTAGCACTACGATACATTGTTGACTCCGTTTTCTTACTGTACCCGTAGTATATAAGAAAACGGAATTATTGTCAACCTCTGTTAGTAATTACTTTGTCAGCAAGTCCATAATCTACGGCTTCTTGGGCGCTCATAAAATTATCACGCTCCATATCGGCGCTCAACTGCTCAAATGTTTTACCTGCTGAGTTATGCTTGACATAGATATTGGTCAAGTTGCGCTTCATTTCAAGTATTTCGTTAACCTGAATAAGCATATCGGTTGCCTGACCACGGGCACCACCACTGGGTTGATGAATCATGTGCCTAGCACTGGGAAGAATAAAACGCTTATTGGGTGCACCTGCTTGTGCAAGCAAACTCCCCATGCTACACGCCTGACCCATAACGATTGTGTGAATGTCAGGCTTAATAAATTGCATAGTATCATAGATGGCCATTCCAGCGGTTACGCTACCGCCTGGGCTATTAATATAGAGACTAATGTCCTTATCTGGGTTTTCACTTTCTAGGAACAACAATTGGGCAACAATTAAGTTTGCCATTTGATCGTGAACTTCACCTTCAAGCAAAATTACACGGTCACGCAATAGACGGCTGTAGATATCATAACTGCGTTCACCTCGGGCTGTTTGTTCCAAAACAATAGGTACTAGACTCATAAATTTCCTCTCTAAAATAGTATTATTATACAGGAAATTTACAATATGTCAACGCTTCTTTCGCCCTACATCACCGACTTTTAATTTTTGTGATGGTTTAGATATGGTGCCAGCACCAGTAATATCTTTGGCTTTAGAAACCAAATCCTTTTCACTACTTGAATAATCTACCTCAGGTTCTCCGGGTTCGTCACTTACACTGTTATCAGTTCTTCCTAGTTTAAAACTAAATCCACCGGCAGTAGGCTCCGTGGAGCTTGATTTGTTCTCAACAGATATTTGACCGTCAAGTTTAGCAGGCCATTGTGTGGCAAATGTTAATTGACCACCCTTATAATCTGTGTATTGCTGTATGAAATTCATTTCTAATATTTGTAATACTGCATCTTGGAATTCAGGTAAGCCATCTCTAGAATTAATTGCTTCGGCTACATCTTTTTTAACAGCATAAACTATTTTACCGCCATCAGTTCCTGCACCCGAAACGCTATCTATGATACTATTATATTTTGCTGGCATTAAATAATCATCTCGTTTTCTACCTGCTGCAATATTTTCTCTGCACATTTCTACGATGTTTGGATGCTTATTTGACCATGGCAAATATTTATGAAATTTTTTACTAATAGCTTGGGGATTTACACTGTAAATTAAATCCATTGCGCTGAATGCTTGTTGAATTGTTCCTTCTTTCTGGCAGATATCAATAAATTTAACTGCATTTTCAAAATTAGGATCATTTCTAATGTAATCAGGAACTTTTAATCCTGATATAGCAGGGGCTGCACCTCCGCCTGTGCCTTTACTTGAAATGTTTAATGTGTGGCTAGTTTTGGGGTTAGTAACAGTGGCAAAGCTGTCAGCAAGGTTGGTGTTTGCTTTACTGGGAAAGTTTAAAACTAACTCACCTATATCTGAACCCAACCATTGTTCAAATTGTGCTTTTCTTGGGAAACGACTACGGTCATACAACAACGCCAAAACACCTAGATATTCACCTGCGTAATCAACAATAGCCTTTCTAACTTTTTCTTTATTCTTACCTTGATACTCTTCGGGCAACATTACATATTCGCCGGATGTAATGTATTTTGCTAATTCAATAATAACTTGACCGTAGTCGGTGCTGTTCAACGCCTTATTTTGAACGATTGTTTCATAAAAATCATGTGCAGGAATATTTTTATCTGTTATTCCTATTTGGCTAGGTTTGACTACTAAACCTTCTTTACCTGCAGTGCTAGCATCTTGACCTGCGGCAACCGCGGCGCCACCAAATTCATTTGTTTTAGCTAACTTACTTAGGGGAATTTCTCCCCCATCTATTGTTTTAGCTTTTAAAATACCTTTAAAAGTTTTACCAATATGATACATGTTGAAAAATTTGTTAGCTTCAACTGGATCAATGATAACTTCTTCCCCGTCAACAGTGGTGAACGGTTCTTGTTTTTTGATTTTATCTATAAATTTCTCAAAACGCCAGTCATATTTTGATATCTCGCCGGCACTTAAGCCAACCGCAGCTTCCGAAATTGTATCTAGAATGTTTAATAAATCACGCATAGTTAAGTATTTATGCGTTTTAGCATTTATATAAGTTTTGATGCCTAAACCATCTGCGCATTCCAAATGCCCGTTTTAGGGGTATGTTTACTTCTTTTAGTTTTTGTTTATAGATAAAAAATGAAGGACCGTGGCTCATTAATGGTTCTAAACCCAACTTGTGTCGCTTAAAACTCTCAACATCCCACTGATATTGGTGACACATTTCATGCGCTAAAGTAGCTATTAGCCATTGTTTGCAAAACCACTTGTCACTTAATCTAATTAGACAACTTGACTTATTTTTCTCTATGACTCCTGACAATCCAACACAATACCCCCAATATTTTCTGCACCTGGGTAAAATTTCAAATTCTGGGGTGGGAAGTTTGTTGTTAAAAACTTCTTCATTTAATAGCTTAAAAAGATGTTGTACTTCCCGTTTTGATGTTCTATAAGAAAGTCTTTTTTGGTAGGTTCTGGATGGTAGTTCCTGAGCCATTAGTCTTTTGATTTGACTTTCTTTAGACATAGTATTTGTATGTAGCATATCTCACTTGCGTAAAAAATGCTGATTTTACGGGAAAAATTGCCATTTGCTTCAGGTCAAGTAAATAGTATTTTAGGAGAAAATTATGGAAATTATTATCATTGCTGGCGTTGTAATTCTTGCAGGTTGGTACATCTTTTTTCGTCAACCCAAGAAGTCAGTAAGTGACCCAGTTGTTGCTGCACCATACAAAGTTGAGGCAGAACCAGCTCCAGTCGTAGAAGCCAAGGTAGAAGCACCTAAGGTTGAAGAAACTGCTGTTCCAGAGACAAAGGTTGAAGCTCAACCCAAAAAGCGTGCCGCTAAGCCAAAGGCTCCCGCAGCACCTAAGGCTGAAAAGAAGGCCCCGGCTAAGACAGCTAAAGCTAAGTCAACCCCACGCCGAGTTAAGTAATAATTCATGGGCGTCGGATTTGACGTAATAAGCGATTTGCATTTATCACCAAATGATAGTTTCAATTGGGAAGGTAAAGCAACTAGTTTATATTTGATTGTAGCAGGAAATGTAAGCTCTGATGTACGAACCATTGGACTTACATTATCCCATCTTTCAAAGTTTTATCAAGGGGTGTTTTATACCCCAGGTGCGCTTGAGTATCACGAAGTTTCAGATGTAGATGCTAGAACGGATGAGATATTAAAGATAACGAAAAGAATCGGCAATGTCGCCGTTCTTTACCATCATGTTGTTATAATAGACGGCATAGCGGTATTAGGAACAAATGGTTGGTATGGAAATACTAACACTGATGACCCAGTTGCAAACTTAAAAGTTGAATTACTAAGAAATGATGACATTCATTATCTTAAAAATTCAATAGAAAAATTACAAAAACATTTGGATGTAGCTAAAATTATTGTAGTTACAAACTCAGTCCCTAACACTAATTTATACTTCGGAGAAATACCCGATTATGTTAGAGGACAATTGCCATTAGATATTGCTCTATATGCGGATACTCAGTCAAAAGTATCTCATTGGGTGTTTGGCACACATGGAAAAATAGTTGACATTACTGTTAATAACATCAACTATTTGAACAACCCAAGTTATAAAATTAAACCTTACTGGGCTAAAAGACTAGAAATAACTGTTTAGGCTTCTGCTTCAACTTTAATTTGAAGAGGATAACCTTGAGACCTTGCATCTACAGTTACCTCAATGCCTTTTTGCTCTGCAATTTCATAGGGTAAAATAGCAACAACAGCACTACCTTCTTCATGAATATTTTTAGTTATATTCGTGGCAGTTTCTGTGTTGTAATTAAAATAATCAATTAATGATTTTACTACGAACTCCATTGTCGTTACATCATCGTTTATGTAAATGATTTTAAACAATGGGGGTTCTTGAAGTGAAAGATTGGGTTTAATCTTAATCTTGGTTTCAGCTTTAGACATATTGAATCCTTAGTACGGTGCGTATTTCTACGCACCTCTATAATACTATTTATTAAACGAAATAGCAATTTTCTTGGGCTTTTGTTCTTCAGGAACAATACGCTCAAGTGAAATTGTAAGAATGCCATCAGCAACAGTAGCACCTGAAACTTCAACATGGTCTGCAAGAGTCCAGGAGCGATTGAAGTTGCGGCTACTGATACCATGATGTAGGTATTCTACATTTTCTTTTAGTTCAATTGCCTTTTCTCCCTTGACACTAAGTTGGTTCTTTTCAACAGTAATGTCAATGTCTCCTTCTTTGAATCCTGCTACTGCAAGTTCAATAGAAAACTTATCCTCACTATGTTTCACAACATTGTATGGCGGATAATTTACTTGTTGAGTTGCAGTCTGACGCATAAGTTCATCAAACACATTTTCAAATCCGACTGCAAATTTATGGATAGAAGGAATATCCAAGGAACGAAGTGATAGATTTGTCATATTATATCTCCTTTTTTAAGCAAGAATGACATTGTAGACCCGACCATCGGCATCTACATTACTATTTATTCTAACAGTAATTCTATATAAAAACTATTTTTTTGGTTAAAATAACTTTGGGGGAAGAGTTTGGCTTTGGAGATAACGCTGCCAACGTTTTTTAGCTTGATTCTTTGCTAGTTTCTTTTTAATTGTTGGCTTGACATATGACTGACGGTTTTGTAATTCCTGTAATAATCCATCCTCCGCAATTTTCTTTTTAAATTTGCGAAGTGCTTTGTCCACATTACCGTCATGAACGATAACTTTTTTACCTTTTATATTCATATCAATGCTTTAGGATGAATTACTAATTCCTGATTAATATTTATCTCTTTAATGTTATTTTTTTGGTATCTTTTGATATTATACATATGAGGCATTAAAGTTCTTTCTATCTCTGTATGTAACCCGCGGGCCCCAGTTTTCAACTTAATACAATTATCTACTATTTGATCAATAGCTGATTCATCAAACTGAAGGTCTACTTCATCCAAACTAAAAAGATATTGATATTGACTAATGTAGTTGTTTTTGACATTTAGTAATACTTGCTTTAATTCATCCTTAGATAATTCAGTAAGTGTAACGGTAGTAGTAAAACGACCTATAAATTCGGGAATCATTCCAAACTTCGTAAGATCATCTGGGCTTACAGATGATAAATCTTGTTCTTTGCTTGATTTATTAATCACTGCACTAAAGCCCATTGTGGTGCCTTTAGTGCGGTTCTTTAAGATTTCGCTTAAGCCCACGAATGCGCCACCGGCAATGAATAAGATATCTTTGGTGTTTACTTCTATCATTTCACCACCGGGATGTTTACGGCCACCTTGATTGGGGATTCTGCAAACAGTACCTTCTACTAGTTTAAGTAGAGCCTGCTGAACACCTTCGCCAGATACATCTCTTGTTATACTAGTAGATTCACCTTTACGGGCGATCTTATCAATTTCATCTACGAAAACAATTCCGCGCTCTGCTTTTTTAACATCGCCATTTGCGGCATTGAGTAGCATGCTAATCATAGATTCTACGTCATCACCAACATAACCTGCTTCAGTTAAGCTTGTTGCATCTGCTACTACAAAGGGAACATCCAAAAACTTAGCTACACTTTTTGCTAGTAATGTTTTGCCTGAACCAGTGGGCCCGATTAATAACACGTTGCCTTTGCTTATTGTTAAGTCAGTGGGAGGATAAGTAATCCGTTTATAATGATTAGCAATAGCTACACTTAAAATTGTTTTCGCATCATTTTGACCAATTGCATGTTGGTCTAAGTATTCTTTAATAGCTATGGCATCAAATGTAGATTTATCTTTGCTTACATCTTGTACTACTGCACTATCATCGGCTATGAGTTTGTTACACAAATCAATGCAGTCATTACAGATTGCAACGCCTTCACTTACTATTAATTTTTTAACAATATCTTTGTGATTACCGCAAAAAGAACAATGGTTCAATGTGTTTTCAATGGTCATAAAGTACTTATCAGGTGTTTTATTTAAGATTTATTTTTAGTTATGAATGTTTCAACGCTTATTTTCTCATTTTCTGTTAGCATGTCAACATCATATTCACCCGATGAAATTTTATTTGCCAAATACTTCATATATTCATCATCATACAAATAGCTTGATGATATGTGCTTATTAATTTCTATCCATTTTCTACCATCAAACTTAAATGCTTTGTTTGGCAATACATCAACTCTAACAAAAATATCTCCTTTGTTTGAGACTCTAGGAAATTCAGTACCAAAATTTGTTGTAGACTGTTTTATGGCATCAGCATTTAACAAAAACAAGTCTGGGCGTAATTCTTTTAATGCTACCTTACTGAATACTTTGTTTTCAAAACTTACATATCCATCCATTAAATCCTTTACAGCACTTTCTTTTGTTACATTTTCTATTTCTATAACAACTTCTTTTGCTGGCTCGGGTGTAGGTTCAGGAGTTGGCTCTGTGGATTCTTCAGTTACTGGATTATGAATTTTTTGCAAAATTTCTAATTTTTTTCCGATATTGTCAACAGCTTCATCTGACACTTCAACTGGTTCATTAGTCTCAGTGATAACATCGGGTTTGTAAACTTGCGGTCCTGACCTATCAATGCCGGGAACTTTATCAGACCAGGGGCGATTTAAATAAGCATATTTTGTAAAGTCAGTTTTTTCGTTGTCAGTACTACTGATTGTAGCTTCGGGTACTTTTTCTTCTACAACTTTTTCTTTTATAGGTTCGGGTTCTTTCCATTCAGTTGGCCATGGTGTTGACCCTTCAATAGGTTTGTCTAATATTTCTTTTTCTTCTTCCGTGAATGGTCTAATAGTAACACCTTTTGGTTCGGGATTTATGTTAGTGGCGTCTTTGTCATCATCTACTTCTTTATCCCATTCTTTACTTGAGTTGGCAGCTAGCACAAGTGCAATAGCTAATGGATCAAATACTACAACAAGTAATATGATAACCCAACGAACTGCTCGTTCTAGTAAATTACTATCGGGGTTATCACCGTATATCAATGCGGCAACATACTTTATGGGACCAACTTCAGCCTCTACTTTACGGTTTTCTGCGGCGATCGGTGCTCGTTCTTCGTTTAATCTAGCAATTTCTTTTTGTGCTTCACCAATTTCTTTTTGTAATTTGGTTCTTTCAGATGCTTGTTGTCTACGAATCTGTACTGCCCGTTCTGCGCCCGCCTCACTATCACCTCTATTTAATCTTGCATCAACTTGAGCATCCATTTGCTGTAATGCTTTACGGGCAATATCAATATTGTCTCGTTGGGTTTTTATTTTTTCATCGTACAACGCCAGTTTAGCTTGAACATCACCCGATGTTATGCCAGCATCCATGTGTGCTCTGGACAAGAATCCAAATATTCCCATGCTGGTTAACAACGCCAGTGCTACAACAGCAGGAACAAGATATAACTTTAGTAGTAATCCAGACTTGTGCCAGTATTTGCGTAACCATACTGTAGCGGTTATCTTTCCCACTTCTAGGATAGAACCCATAACAATAATGGGTATAACCGCACCTGCGAAGATAGCGGTTAATCCAATAATACTGTAATACGCGGCAACTGTGCTAAGTGCTAGTGCTACAAGTAAGGTTAAGTTTGATAAGTTTAATAAATTTTTAAGTGGCATCTAATATTTATTCAGAATCGGGCCACGGAATATCTTCAGTCTTTACGCCGAATAAGTGACCAAAGGTATTTACAAACTCGTCAATTTGCATGACTTGTTTTCTAGGTATACCCGGACCTTGCTGTAAATGGTATGTAACCCAAGGTACGCCGCCATCCCGAACTTTTATTTGAATAACGGTAATACTGTCACCATCTTCAAATGTATGGCTTTTCCCAATTAAATCATTCATCAAATACTTCTCTGTCCAATTCAGCCATTAAATCCTTATAATGTTGATCTTGGGTTTTTCCTTCTTCAGTCAACTCCACATCACTATCGCACATTGGGCATACATCTTTGGTGCTGTGTGAATCTTCATCACTTTCAAAGTAGTTTTCAATAACTGTGCCATCTTCACGCAAGTATTGCGTTTGTGTTTGATACTTAGACCCAGTCCAACGACATTTGGTACACTTATGTGTGGGTTCAGGTTCTTTGTCGGGTTCTATCCAACTAGACTCGTCACCTAGCTCATATGTAATTTCGTAACCACCTTTGCGGTCAGTCCAACAATCATCGTATTGGAAGTCCCATTCTATTTCAACATCGTTATCGTAGGCTGCTTCAATAACTTCGTCAACTGATACTTCGCCATTTTCAATTTGCTCAAGCATATTGGCGATTTCGTCATCATCCAAGTCAGGATAAATTTCACTCAATAGTTGTTCATCAAGTTCAATAGCATATTGTCTATCGTGTTGATGCCATTCATGTTTAACAAGTGTAACCATTTTATTTATATACCTTTACATTTTTATGCTCTACGCTGATGACGGTGCGTGCAACACCAGATTTGATGATAGGCAAATCCAAGATTACATACACCAATGGTGTGGTGTCAGGTCCACCTATTTGGCTGTCATTTCCAACTGTACCCACAAATGGAATTCCATTCCACTTACCACATACTCGGTCACCGATAAAGTATTTGGGTTTGTAACTTTCTTTTGCAAAGTAATCAGCAAGACTCGCCATGATTGCACTCCTCGTCAAAAACGCTATCCAACATTCTCTTAAGTCTATTTACTTCGGTTTTACTCATACGCAAAGTCATAGACATGGTATCGTTCATAAGTGTAAGTGTTGCCATTTCATATGTTGAATCATAACCTACTCTATAGAGTTCATTACTAGATTCAATAGAAGGCACATTCAATTCATTTTCCATGTCAGAAGATTCTTTTACCATAGGTTTTCCTAACCAATTAAACATATATTATTTGTCATCCCTAAAACGAACGAACCTTGGGAAACGCAAGCTATATGTACCGTCTTGATTCTGCGTGATTACATCACAAAGGATTTCAACTGTACGACCAATAACCATATTGCGATCATTCCAAAAATTATCTCGGTCATCGTCACTAAAGCCAGACCCCACATTGACACTGATTTCTTTACCATCATCTACTCCTTCACAAACAAGAGCACCAAGCCGACCTTCATTGCGACCAGTTCCTTCTTCAAGGTCAACCACAGTCAAGTCAACAGTAATAGTGGGCTTCCACTTCATCCAGAATGTGTTTCGCTTGCACTCGTAAGGAGCATTTACATCCTTAATCATAATGCCTTCAAAGCCCGCGTTGACTTGATCCTTAGCATACCGGTTTAGTACATCACGACCTTCTGCGGTATCAAGGTCAACCATGATATGTGGCAACAGTTCAACATTGGGCATATTATCAACAACATGCCGCATGTTTTCAAGAATTACAACACGCTTACTCAATTGTGCGTTCCAATGTCCACGACGGAAATCTTCAAGTGGAACAACATCAAAGATGTTGAATACACTATCATCGGCTTGAACATTTTCCTTACGCCGTGCTTGTCGCATAAGTTCTTGGAATGTATTACCGATCACTTCACCATCAAGTACAAAACCATTTATTAGTGACATTGCTTTAGCCTTGCCAACCAACATAGTAAAGTTATCACGGATTTGATTTTCAATGTGCGTGAAGTTCTCAAACACCTTGCCATTGCGGCTAAGACTGATAACAGATACCTCTCCATCATCGGCAGGGATAACCATCATCAACACACGCACACCATCCAATTTAGGTTCAAGTCGCTTGATGCCCTTCATTTCGGGACGACCTTCACTATTGGTAGCAAGTTGACAACCGAATACAGGAATCTCGTACTCAGTCTTTTTACAGATTTTATTGATAGTCTTGTCTGAAATGCCTGCCCGCATATCACGGCGAATCACAGGAGCGCAAAAATGATTCCACTCATCGCTATCAAAACGGTATGACATTTCTTCAATAGCATCACGGGCGGCATTGCCAGTTAGTTGGCGTTTGCTAAGTTTAATCAGCAACTCGTTAAATTCTTGCCACGGATTCTCAGCATTGGTAATGCAAAAAGTATCAGGCACTTGCCGCACATTGAAAGTTACGAAGGGATTGTAACAAGCCTTGAGCAGACCCAAAAAGATTTGAGCATTGGTGCTGCCTAGGACACTTGCCTCAAGGGCTTGCTTAATTACATCTTCTTTGTGAAGGCGACTATCACTCTCGTTTAGTTTATGAATCCAACTTGCTGACATTATTTTCTCACTTAAAAGGCCAAGAACTATTGGGATTTAGTTTCGGGCGAGACTCCAATTTGATATTTTCTTCAATGACTTCATTATACTCATCACCGTTTATAATGTCAACCGTGACGGGTCCGATAATTTCTACATAATCTTCCTCTACCATCCAATCACTAAAATCGTATAGCCAGGCTGCCCCTACTCGTTCAAACTCGTCATCAGGATCTCCGTTATACCATTTATCTTCAATATCTGCTTTTTCCTCGTCAGTCAATTCGTCATCAAATTCAAAATCAATACTGATACTGTCATCAAGTTCACAACCCCAACCCAGTCCCGGATCACAGATTACCCATTTATCTTCAAGATAAACAGGTTCATCAAACTCACGGAAACCTTGCCCCCAGCGATAAAGTTCACGCACTACAAAACCGCGGGCGTTGCCCCTTTCATCAGTTTTGTAGGCAGCATAAACGGCTGTAATAGATTTTTTATCTACGGGCTTGATGCGGTATAGTTTACCCATTATTATCTTTCTTATACTCAGCCGCGTCCCAAATTAAAAACATACCGATCACTACCCAAAGAACGGCCAAACCTGTTTGACCAGTTAAATAGTAATTAAGTGCGGCAAGCAAATTAAGCCCGCCAATAGTATAACCAACTGCCTTACGCTTGCTACCAAGCCATTCAAGAAATTTACCAAACATAATTTTTCCTTTACCAACTAGAATTATAAAACACTTTTCGCTTTAGAAACAATTCTGCCTTGGCATCAACACAGAATTGTAGGTCTTGCTCATAGTAAACATCATCGCTGGGATTACCAAAAAAGAATCCTTGCGTGTGTAGTTTGGCTACTACACCTGATTTAATATCTTTCTCAAGCCTATCAACATCTTCCCAGGTTAGTTCAAGTTCAATGCCATTGAACCCACCGTCCCAATCAGCCATTTCAGGAGGCACACCATTGGTTTTCAGTTTTTCAAACCACAGTTGTTCCATCCAACCTTGCAGATTAGGATGCTTACGCCAGTAACTAATCTCCTGACGGCTATCATCATCGTAATCAGTACCAGCCTTACTGGCAATGTATGCGTATTGATCAAGTCCCATAACTCAGATACCCTTTTTGATTTTGCCAATCACTAGTTCAGCCAGATCAGTTTCCATCTTAGTGTCATAATGACTGGCTAACATCATGTTCACTACAGTAACAGCATCAGCGCCGTACATTGCTACAATTTGTCTAATCTTTTCAGGATCGTGGGTTGTATATAGCAACATAGCAATGTACTGTTGAAGTTCATTTGCCAGTTGAATATGCATTAGATAACCTTGACACGGTTGAGTTGGGTGCTGTTGTCACGGTGCGCCTTGACAGTGCCTTCAGCAATAATCAATTTTCCGATAGCGATAGGTTGCTTATAAGCAAAGAATACAGCCTGATCATCAGTAGTGACACCGCTAATAAAATGTGTCATCCATTGCTGACTGAAAGTGCAACGAACAACCTCAACAGTAACCTTAACCTTGTCACCGGGACGACCAATAAAACCACCTGAGGCATTCTCAAGTTTACGATTTATAGTGTCACGCTGGACTGCCCGTTCATAGCAACTAGGTAGACTTGCGATCACCGCAACATCGTAGGAGTTTTCAATAACATCACGGTTAGCAATCACCATTGCGGTGTTGTCAAAATCGTTCAACTTCTTGCCTTGAAGAATCTTAAAGGTAAGACCCTTGTAATACTTACGAACTAGTTCGCCTTGCTCTCGGTCAGCTTGTGTGATAAGGTCTGTGTTAGCAAGGAAGTTATCAATGATCTGCCGATTGGTCTCGCCGGTTTTGCCTTCCTCGATATACTTAAGGTAAGAACCGTTAATGCGTTGTGCCGCACATGCCGCAGACCAAACATCGTCGGCTTGAAGATTGAGAACTGGACGTTGATAGCGAGCCATTTAATGGTCCTTACTTAACTTTGATGACGATACCCTTGTTCTTAAATACAGCCCAACGTTTTGCGGCTTCAAGGGGTGCATAATCACTGCCGCCGCGACTGCGATAAGTTGGTCGGGCACGAATTTGCAATTCAGTCAGTCGGACCCATTCTTCTTTACGGAAGAGTTTACCCGCCAATATTTGTGCTACTGCTCCGCCTTCACCGCTACGGTCAAGGTCCTTCCCGCCGAGCCTTGCTCCGGGGCGGTTTTGAACAATAACAAACAATGCATCGTTATCAGTACTCTTAGTCATTTCTATCTCCGTTGTTTCAGACTATACCTTATTATATGACAATTTGGATTTATTGTCAACCAATTACAACTACACGGGGGAACTCGGCACGGTCCATGAAGTGTTCACCCTGCAAAGGAGCCGTGAAGTAGTCAGTCTTAAACTTCTGATCCTCAGAACCTTGCCAAACACGCTTGATAAACTGAGCACGGAAAGTGCCGTCAGACTCAAACACGCCCACGACCTTACCGACCATGAAGCAGTCATCAATACCGACGAAATCAAAAGACTTGACAATATCACCAACTTGCATTGTTTGCTCCGTTATCTAACTGTCTATGTGACTATTATAGACCCAAACCCATTTATTGTCAACCTTTTCCGTACCCGTGGAAAAGCCCCTTTCGGGGCATTTTATGTATTACTTTTTGTTGGTTTGATTAACAAAAGCATACATCTTTTCGGCGGTTTCCAAAACTTTGTCTAGACCTGGAAACTCTGGCATAGAAACTGTACTAACAAGTTGTCCACTTTTTTCATCACGCTTGGCGCTCATTTCCCAACCGTGAAACTTCATACTGTATTCGCTTTGAACCATGTCCTTAGCCATTGCTAGGATATCGGCACGAATCTCGTAACCGTTCTTATTGAACTTGACTTCTGGCAGTCCGGGTAGCTTATTTTCACTCATGTACTTCTCCTTTGTGTGTATGTGTGATATTACTTCTTTTCTTGTTCTTTGTCAACAGGTTGATTAAATTTTTCTGGGTAATTTAACCTTTCCCATTCTTCATCACTAACTGGCCACCAATTAGTAATACTTGTTTTGATTTGAGTTGCGATATTCATTTATAGCCTCCGCCCATGCAACAAGGAAGTCATAAAATCCTTTTAAAAATTTCATAAAAAATTCCTTTCTTGTTTTCTTTGAAAATCAATCGCATATCTTTCAACATCACCTGGAGTTTGTGGATTACGGTTGATAATATAATTTTCTAATTCTTTTCCATATGTTGTTTCTCTAAACATACCTACCATGCTTATGAAAATTCCAGCCAAGGCAAGTACTATAGAAACTACTAAAGCACCTAACATTTTATTTTCCCTTCTTTTTGCTAATAGCAGGAACAAAGGAATTGAAGCTATTGGTCATCTCATCAAAGAATTCTTTGCTTGCAAAGATCATTCCCAATGATGTGGCTGCAGTTGTTCCTGCTGATATCGCAGATTTTGTATATGAGGTTTGTGTGTCAACGAATTGATTTAACGCTCTTGCGATGCCTTCGTGTGAAACAAAGGTGTTGACAAAATTCTTTTTGGATGTTTGAACCGCATCAATGGCGGCATCTGTAAATGTGTTAAACATGTGTGTCTCCTTGTGTGTATGTGTTTTAACATTAGTATTTATACTAATATATTGACGCAAAATATTTAGATATAAAAAGTGGGGACTAGCCCCACTTTTCTTCATACCTCTTTAGTGCCATTTGTCTTGCAAACCAAAGTCTGAATTTTACATAGTCACTAAGTTCTTCGTCATCATCAACAGGAATAAATCTGAAATCCTGAGGTCTTCTAGAATAACCAACATAAATGTCGTCATCGTAAACTTCTATTTCTACTGGATCATATCCCTGAAGTAATAATGTGAACCGATGAGGATTACTTCTTAGGAGCCTCGGCTTTAGGGGCTTCCTTTTTAGCAGGCTCACTTTTGGTGGCGTCAGCAGGCTTGGCTTCTTCCTTCTTCTTAGCCAACTTCATTTCAGGCTTCTTTTCTTCAGCCTTGGCAGGAGCTGCGGCTGCAGGCTTAACTTCTTCTTTCTTTGCAGGTTCTGCGGCAAAAGCAGAAACAGCGAAAAGACCAGCGATCATAGTTGCGATAAGTTTCATGTTAATTTCCTTTTTAAAAACACAGAACATAATTGTTACTGTGTACATATATAACGCTTGAACTATCAAACCAGTTTACAACTAATTACCCAAATACTAAATACTCTATGATTTATATTTCTTATCTAGGTGTTTACGACGGACAAAACTTTGAGAAGGCTAATACGCCTAATCAGATCGGTACAGCGATTACCTCAGGATTCTCTTGTATGATAAATGTTTGGAGAATTGGCGGCAATGTTTGTGTGGGTACTCAAAACAATCCTATCGTAGTGCCCGAACGGTCTATACAAGGCCCCAGGTATATTATAAATGCTATGAATACAGATATGCAGAATTGGCTACAAACACAGCCTAGTAAATTGTATCCATCATATTTTTGGTTCCCTACCGCAATGGAGAACACAAATGTTGTTACTAGTAACAACAAGATTATAACCCCGGGTACAGTCCCAGTCAATAATACCAGTATTATGTTCTTACCTGAAATAACTGATCGTGGATTGTTAAGTACCGTAAAGTTGCGTTGTTTCGGGGTTATCAGTAACTATCTGACTTTCATCAAACGAATGCGTAATGAAGGTACTTGGTACTAACCGCCCCTACCACTTCTTCTAACTACAGTTGCACCTCCAAAGCCTTTATTAGGTTTCGGTGCTTTACTTTGTTTTTGGTTATTGAATGGATTAGCATTCTTTTTTGCGGCATTGGCCATATTAATGAATGGGTTTTTGCTTTTCTTTTCTTCTGTCATCTTCTTTCCTTTACTGAATCTAAGTATTCATGGATCGTTCCGTATAATTTAACTAGCATAGAAGTTTTGCTGTCATACAGTCTTATATAAGCTGATTTGTTTCCGTTGTCTAATTTTTTAACTCCCAAATAATAAGGACATTTCAACTTTCTTGTAAGTTCAGCAAGCACAATATAATAACTTTTTTTGTCCTGTCTAAAGTCGTGGTCATAGTATTCAATATTAGCCAACTCAAAAGCAACAACGCCTTCGTCTGTTAAACGAAGGCCTTCTTGTCTGCCCGTAAACCAAAGCTTAAATATTACTTGGTCAATTGGTAATTCATGGTAAATGCTGGGATGATGAATCTCAGAAAGTATTGCCTCTGTGATTTGTTGCTTGATTGATTTAGGATTGCTCATCGGGGTAAACTGTAGTACCCGTGTTCATAAAGACTACAGCAAATTTATTTGTTTTAAACTGTGCGTTTAATTTCCTACATAAATTTCTAGCATGTCCAGGATTACTAAAGCTAGTCTTTTTATACTTAGGTGTGCTTTCATTATCTAAGTAATGTTGACTTTTTAGATTAATAGGCTGGCCATCGTAGAATACTGCCCAAATGCCAGAAGCTTCAACAATCTGATCACATTTGTAAGTTTTCTTATCTACGATTTCAAGCAAAACCTTTGGTTGCGTCCTACTCATCTAAAAGTGCCACCCTTCAATTCAATTTTAATAACAGGTTCTTCAACGGGTTTCTTTTCCTGAGACTGTGTGTAACAGTCTGCTAATATTTTAGTCAGTTCGTCCCTCAACCCTCTGGCTTCAGAGATGGGAATAACGAAATCTTTACTTTGTTTACTTTCTAATAATGAAACCCGATCTATGAACCTTTTAATGTATATCATAGACTATTTATCATAGCGTTTGCTTCGGTTTCAGATTTGTAGGGACCGATATAGGGATATCTTTGTATAAAGATGTATTTTGGACAAAAAATGACTTGATTTTGTCCATTTTGATTGATTACATAATATCCGGCTGCGTAATAACACTTACTTTTTTGCGTTTTTGTATACAAATGCAGTTTGCGCTTAACATCAAACATGCTATTGTATACCTTTGCTGTAGTTGGATAAATCGCAAAAGGTAACTGTATTTTAGTCTTGTTTGTTTTTAAAGTTTGAAATTCAATTTTAGTTTTGCGTCTAAGGTCAGATGTATTTTTGTAGTGAACATTTGTTCCGTTTAGCTTTACATTGAACCCGGACCCCTCAGCAATTACATTACCGACCTTTTTATCTCCGTCGGTAACTACCCAATATTGATCTTTAACAATAGGTTTGGCTGTCAATGTCATTTTTTATCTCCATATATGGTGCAATATTATTATCAAAAATTTGTGCCATAGTTTGCCACAAACCTTTTCGTTCTTTATCTGTCATGCCCGCCACCCACGGCGGATCGTCATCACTGCGGGTAAGTCCGTAGTCATGACGGTAAGTATAACACATATTTGTAATTATTTCATCCCTTGTTTTCATCTTTTGTCAATTCACAAACAAGTAAGAAATGTTCATAGGCTTTCTTCACACTAGGATTAGTCATAAGTTTTTCTGCCTCTGTAATCATTGCCCTTACACCTGCGTCAACATGGTCACGTGTGCTACCATAGGTCAATGAACATAGTTCATCGCCCATTTCTTTAGCAAGTTTTTTCCATGCTTTATGTTGTGCTTCGGTAATTGGCTTACGCATGGGGCGAGCCTCACTAGCTTTAACCATAGCACTACAAATAGCATCCTCAGCAACACGACCCGCGGCAATTAATGGTGCATATTCAATTTCAACATTGTAGCGAGTGCTTTGTCCGCCGGGATAAACCATAACTAGATGAGCACCTTTGGGCATGGCATCCATGAGTGTTTGGTCATACTCATAGACGGGCTTGTAACGCCGACCAACCTTTTCATAGAAAATCTTTTTCATTTTGAAAATTCTTCCCAAAACAATTCATTATCTCTAACTGTTGCTACAGGCTTTAACCAGCCATAGTTAATGCATTCTTGAATAATTGATCTATATTCTTTTGGACAACTATTACTAATTTCAAACCCTGCTCTAGGCGCCGTGACCATACCATCAGTTAACATCCATTTGGAATCGCCTTGCTTGACAGTACGCAATGATGTTTGCCTAGTAGTGAAACTCATTTTTTCAATTCTTCAAACACAAGTTGTTTTGCCTTATGCACAAGCATTTCTTCTTCTTTTTCTAGTATGTGAGGAGCCATCATTGTGACATATTCTAATACTGCTTGTTGGCCTTTTTCGGTTAGTTTATTATACTTGGAATCAATGGTACTAACATAATAAAGGTCTTTATCCTGTAGTATTTCCATCACGCCTGCACTAAACTGTTTCTTAAGCAGGTTGTCCATGTAGTTCCCCTTTATAAGGAGCATTAAGCCACTTAGCATAAGCCTCAGCGTTTTCACTGATTTTGTTAAGTTCATATTTGCCACAGAATTTCATAAAGTGAACACCAACTTGGGGTGTAGTAGTAACACGCACCCCTGTACGAATAGATTCATCAACTTTATCTTTGATATCTTGAGGTTGTGCAGTCAAGTCAATCAATGTACGGTTACGCTCGTAACAATCACGCACCCGATGTTCTTCGCCATTGTGGTCTACCCATCGTTGTAGCATCATGTTGTTCCAATTAAAGCCTTGCTTGTTGCGGTCAGCGTAAGCCTCAATCAATCCAACCTTGTTTTTGCTACCCTTTTCACGCACACCGGGATATGCACTAAACACATTGTCGGTACTATCACCACGCATACACTTTTTGAACAACAGGTATTGAGGATCCTCAAGTAACTTGTGTTCTTTAGTCTTTTTGTCTAGTACCGGTTTTCCATTATCCTTGAAGTATCCGTCAAGTTTGATGAGTTCGTTGGATACGCCGTTGTATTGGAACACGTGTTCAGCAATAAGCTGAACGTAATCAGTATCAGAAGAAATAATGTAGTGCGAGTCATTGGGATGTAGATGAATAAAACGGGCAATCAAATCATCTGCCTCAGCGTTAGGTTCACGCAGTACAGATACATTGGTCTTTTCACGCAAGTAATTGGTAAACATTTCGTATGTTTCCCAAAACATCTTATTTTCTTCAATCTCGGCATCAGTCATTGCCGTTTCATCAAGTTTACGATTAGCCTTGTATGGCTTGTAATAATCTTTACGCCATGACCTTCCCTCTAAGCAGAATACCACATGGTCAATTTTATGTGTGCGTACAATTTGATTTACACTTGCCAGTGTAAGATGTAATGCCATACCAATCTTTTCCCATGTATCCGAGTTGCGGCTTGCAACATGTCGGGCACGGAAGAATGTATTGGCTGTGTCAATGAGTGCGTAATTCATGTATGGGATAATATATAGTTGAATAATATGCGCTTATTATACGCATATTATTCAATTTTGTCAACCTATACTAATTCCAAATACTTATCGGGAAAGTTTTTAATACCTTCCTCAATAGTTTTAGCATTGTATCTAGTAATGGGCAAGAAAGTCTTTTTCAATCTTAGGAGTTTAAGTGGGTGACACTTAATCCTATCCTCAACCAAATTCTGAATATACTTGACATTGATATGAATGTGTTTGGGATCTACATATTCACTGGGCGTACGGTTACCTTGTGGATTTTCTAAATAAGGGAAAAGTTCCCTTTTCACATAATGCTCACAATTTTTAACGTGTTCATCGTACCCTTCTCTCGCAACGTAGATAGAGTGAAAAGATGGATTGTTATTTCCTTTATCGTAGGATTTAATGCGTGAACTAATCTTATGTGTAATACCCGGCTTTAGTTTACTGTATACCTCTGCAATGTACAAAAATTGACTCATTTGAACAACTCCCTTTTTTCCTTACTGAGACATTGGAACATTGTCTTACCTTGCTCACAGTAACGACTGGTCAAACTTGTAGGGACATATTGATATGTTCCGCCTGCCTTTTGATAAAGTTGCATCAATAGTACCAATGAAGCATCACGGGGGCAACCGCTAGGTCTTTCACCAAATGCCTTTTCATAATAATCAGGATATGCTTTTTGAGTAAGGTTCTTAAATTCAGCATAGCCACCTGCAACTTCCTTAATAACAGCATTCAAATCTCGCATAAAATCTTTGAATTCTTGTGTTGAAAAGTCAGCACCCTCTTTCAACAATTTTTTACGCAAGTCTTGGAAGGGCAATACTTCCATGGCATCAAGGGGTTCTTGTGGCCAGTATTTCTTGTGGTTCTCGCCAATGAACTTGATGTCCTCTACTTCTAGCTTCTTAAGCAGATTAACATCAATAACAGCTCCTGGTTTGAAACGGTCACTACTGTCAGGATGAACAGGAATCAAATCATGCTTTTCAAGCTCGGCTTGCTTACGCTCCGCCATGACATATTTTTCTTGTGAACTGTTGTCCAGGCGACTACCGAATACATGAATTTTATGAGTGTCAAAAGGAAGAATAGGAAGTTTATCTTCACCGTTGATGCCCAAAAAATGTTCACGGGCAAAACTGAAATCACTTGTTTCAACAACTTGACAATTTACTTCTACATCCAAAAAGTCTTGTGGATCAACATCAGGGAACAAGCCTAGCATTGCTCGTACAGCAATAGCAAGTACCGTATGCTGTCCGTCAGTAATATAATATGTATCAGTTCCAGGAATACGAATAACGTTAACTGTCATGGGCCTGCGTGAATCCCATGTTGTAACGATCCTAATCAAATGATCCCAGTCAATTCGGCGTTGTACTGCCAATGCCGTAAAGAGATTGCGAATTTTAATTCGCATAAGCTTTGGCATCTGATTATATTTTTGGGGTTTACCTTTTCTGTCTTTCTTATACTCGTCAGACTCAAGGATTTTTTTCAATGCCTTCAATAGGTCACTATCTTTGAAGTTTTGAATAAGATTGGTAACGCTATTTTGCTCAATGTAACCAGGCTTTTTATCCAGTTCATTTTCTGGAAGATCCTTTTTAGTTACCTTTTTAGAGTTGGAAACCCATGCGAACTTAAAGTTAGATGTTGCCATAATTTTTCCTTTCATTAAATTAAATTAGGCTGTGCAAAGAATATTATTCAACGCACAACCTAAGTATACATGAAAAGCTTTTTATTGACAACAAAATGGGTATCTAACTAACCTCTGTACGCCCATTTCCTATATCTCGGGTTCTTATAACTCGCATGTCCCTGTTATCAGGATCTGCTTGTTGCTGTTCATAAACTTCTAGTGCTACATTCCTACATACAGTTTGGAACCAACGATCAACAATTAAAGCCTCGTTGTCATCTTCACGGATTTTGTATCCTGCACGAATCAGATTTAGTACGAACTTATCATTCCAGTCTAGTTCAAATGCACCGTTATTCACATCGTTAGGATCAAGTTGGACATGAACAATAGCTACATATGGTTCATTGTTTAATGTAGCTTGTTCTTTGGCTGAAAGCTCAGGTGCTGCTTTCTTCTCTCTGGGCTTGCGCTCCTTTTTAGGCTTAGGTTCTTCTGCCTTAACAGGCTCGGGTTTTTTAAACCATTGCTTGATTTTGTCTAACATTCTTGGCCTCAAATAGTTTTGTGCTTGCTAGGTTCTTAGCCTTGCTCTCGCACATAATATCAAATTTATCATTGAAAGTCAATGCCCAATTATTAGTAGCATGATTCCAATAATAATCACTATGGGCGCGCAATTTTTGCTTGTTGTGTCCCAAATTCATCAATGTTGTCAAAGAAGGTCTTTCATGTGTGGGATGGTCAACCAAAAGGTCTTCTCTTGAAACAGAATAGTGTATAACAGGGCGAATGCCGCGCCAACTATCAATAACCTTTTGAACCCTAACATCAGATGGTTCAATATACTCCCCGCAATTAATCCAGTGGTGATGAATGTCCAAAACGATCGGAACCAAATCGCTAATTTGTAAACATGTGTTAAGATCATGTGTCATTTCCTCGTTTTCAATAGTAAGTGAATTTCGTGCTTCGGGTGATAAACGTTGATAAGCACGCCTAATACCATCAGGACCTTGCCGACCCGCAATGTGTACATTAATTTTAATGTCTTGAAATTGTTTGCCATAACCCATCCAACGGGCCATGTCAACATGGTATTCAAATTCTTTGATACTCTTATTTACTACCTCTTCGCGGTCACTTGCTAGAACAACGAATTGGTCAGGATGAAAACTTACACGGACATCATGTTGCCGTGCTGTTTCACCCAATGGTGCAAACCATCGTTCAAGACAATTCTGCACATCCGTACTTTGCCAAAAGTCTGTGTAATCATCGTGCGTATAGAAACTTAGCATGTCACTTGTGATACGCAACATCCGCTGTCCATGGGGTAGACTAGCAACCTTTTTGATTAGTGCGTGAGTATTCATGATGTTCTTTTTAGCAACATCAATAATTTTTTCTTCTACCTTATTACGGTTGTTACGGCTGGCCCAAGCTAGTGTTGTACCGCCCGTGTTAAGACCCTCTACGGAAACTATTTCGCCTTTTTTGTTAATTTCCGCAAACTTACATGCGAAGCCAATACGACGGATAGTAGTGTCAAAAGAATGCATAAGAAAACCCAGATTGATAAATAATAGATATAGTGTAGCATAGTTACGCAATAAAGTCAACTATTTACGGAAACCAATATGAAATTTATAGAACTAATGGAAGGCGCAGAGCCAAAACTACCCGGAGCACCCAGTGGCATACAGATTATGACTCCTCAGCAATTCGTTGCTAAGAGTGCAGCCGGTGAAGAACCTGAACCTGAAAAAGGTGTAACGGAAGGTCTAGGGGACACCAAAACTGAAGTCTTAGGCACATACAAAGGCTGGAAGTTTGAAATTGAAACTCAAGAAGAAGACGACCGCTATGTTACATTCTACGGTGCTGTAAGTCCTGAAGGTAAGTGGCACAGTTTACCCAAGCGTGCCAGTGCTGAACAGTTTAAGCAGTTTGTTGACAGTAAAAGTGTAACGGAAGCAACCAAACTTGCTGCTCCTACCCGTCCAATTGGTGATCCAGAACTAACAGACTATTTGGATCGTATTCGTAATCAAGAGAAAAAGAAAACAGACAAGTATAAGTTACCATATATTCACCGTAGTAGCGTAGTTGGTTACTATAACGAAGAAGGTAAAAAGTATAATGTTGATGCTATCAAACAGGCATTAGCTGAAAGACCAAAAACACTTCTCAAAAAGAATGAGAAGATGAAGCATAGCGACGGAACTGATGAACAATTTTTTAACGTTGGTTTTGCTGCACTTGTAGGTATCGCACTAGATGAAAACACAAATGAATTAATAGTAGTAAATACATGTCCTGGTGCGGGTAGTTGCAAAATAGATTGTTTTGCAATGAAGGGAGGCAAGGTGCAATTCCAAGGCCCATGGCTAAGCGATGGGCGCATTCTTACATATCTATTAAATGACCCAAGTGGTTTCTTCAATCAATTAAAAACAGAAATTGATAATGAAGTCAAGAAAGGTGCCAAGAAAGGATACAAGGTAAGTATTCGTTGGCATGATGCTGGTGACTTCTTTAGTCCTGAGTATGTAGATATGGCATTTAATCTAGCAAAGAGTTTACCTAATGTAGACTTTTATGCTTACACAAAAGTTGCTGATGTTGCGTTAGGTGAGAAGCCCGACAACTTTATGATTAACTGGAGTGAAGGCGCAAGTGCTTCACAAGAGAAGAAGGTAAAGGGTAGTGATCCTAGTTTAGAAAAAACAAAGAACAGCAGAATTATTCCAAGCAACTTATTCTATGATTTATTAGTGAAGGACGAAAAGAAGAACTTGGTTAAGGGTCCTGAAGGCCAATGGCAAGTGATACCTGACAAGTTACCTGAACTAAAACAACGACTAGCAAAAGAATACGGACTAAGTCCAAATAGTATTCTTAGCTATAGTGAGTGGGAAAGTAAAGTCAAGGGTAAAGATAAATCACCATTGAAGTACAATGTGATTATTGCACCTGGCGAACCTGATTTAACTGCTAAGGATGCAGGAGTATTGAGTACATTGTTACTCAAGCATTAATCTTAAGTAGTTCGTTGATAGTATACAAGTTACGCATATAGGGCGATACATCTTCTAATACACTTGAAGGTAAATCGCCCTTTCTTCTTGGGCCGTATTTTACTTCAAATTCATAGCCATTAATGTCTTGGAACATACAAGTCATTTCATAAACTGTTTTACCTACACCATGCCCTAATGATTCAACACTATTGCTAGGCTTATCAATTGCTGTTTTTAATGCATCACAAATTTCCATGACATGGACATAATCACGCAGACATGTGCCATCTTTGGTATCATAATCATTGCCGAATATTGTGAACTCACCAGTCTTAACTGCTCTCATTAAATTGAGCATTAATCCGTCTGGATTTGTGGGAGGCACAACTGTGCTACCTATCACATTATAAAATCTAAAAATGCTATAATCTTTTTTGTTGTGTTGTGTGCAGTATTCACGGACTACATCTTCTGCGGCTCTTTTGCTAATACCATATGCACTAGCACAACCTTCGGCAGCGCCAGTACTGGCAAAAATAAAATTCTTTGTTTTTATTTTATTCACAACATTCATTGTGCCGTTCAAATTAGTGATATAATATTGAATAGGCATCTTCTCACTTTCGCTTACATTAACCTTTGCCGCTAAATGAATAACACAATCAAATTCTTCTTCTAAATTGAATTGACGGTTTATATCACAATGGTAAAAAGTATGCGGGTCAACTTGCGGATAGTTAATATCTAATCCATGAACCTCGTATTCATCTTTTAACAAATGTGTTAAATGTGATCCAATGTATCCTGAACTACCAGTGATTAAAACTTTCTTTACCATGCGAATAATTCCTCTTTATCTTCTGTGGGTATAAAATTAGGATCTTTTGTTAGATATGTATCTTCATCTGTATAGATTACACGAAACTTATGTTTATTCGTCAACACACTACGAATATCATCAATGCAAATTACTTTTCGTCCCAAACTTGCGATATAATCTTTTAGTTTTACAGTGGTCTCGTTGCAAATCTTTGCCGTATTATTATTAGATTGTTTTGTTTTAAAATCATTAAAACATTCATTCCATTTATGAAATACTGTATTTTCTATACTACCTGCATGACTCAAAACACCTTTATTATACCAATTTTCAGCAGTAGCAAACATATGATATGCATTTAATATATCTGTTGCCATATTCTTTTTATTTGTTTCAAAAAAGTAACGGCTGTCAAAGTTTTTTGTCCATCGTTGATCACTTAGGCAGAATGTGGGCAATTGTATGTGCTGTTCATAAAATGCCATACCATAGCTTTCAACTGTGCTAGGATTAAATGCAACTCTTGCGCTTGTAATAAAATCTACTTTTTCTTTACCAACAATACTAGAATGAATGTCATACTTGACACCTAACTTAGATAAACGGTCCTCAAATTTTTTGACACCATTGGGGCTAGTCATTACTTTAGCAGGAAGTTTAGTCTGCTCAATCAAGTCAATAAACAATTCAGGATTTTTACCTTCTTCCCAGCGACCAACAAACAATACTCCCTCTCTAGGCGTGTGATGTTCTTCTAAAAGTCCACGCTCTGTGATAGGTATAGGAAGATGATATACTGTATCGCTGATGTTTAGTTGATTAAATTTGCTTTGTGTGCCAACATATATACCCGATGTTTCTAGCTGCTGTCGCATTAATTCATTTGTATTATGTAAAAATGGATTTTTAGTATCTTTGAAAATTTGACTTTCAAGATGTGTATAGGCAATAATCTGAATTACATCTTCAAGTCCCATTGTACTTGCAACCTGAACTGTCTCATATGTGTTACAAATAAACGCATCATATAGATTATGCTCTAATGCTTCTATGATAGCATTTCTAAAGTTCGCCATTCTTTCATAGCAAAATGTATCACCATACATAAAGATATTGCTATGGTCTGTATAACGCAATGATTCTAGTGGTGCAATAACATTTGCTTTTAAAGATTTTACAAACTCGTTGTCTTGTGGCTCTTTGTCGGTGATAATATCAACTTTGATATTACGACTATCCATTAACTCACAGAAGCTTTTAGCAAATTGTCCTATACCACCGTGAGGTATTAGTGTTTGATAACTAACTAAAAAACCAATTCTTTTATCGTATGTTCTCATTTCTTTAATTGCCAGATTAAAAATTCTTCTTTGCTGATCCAATATTTTTGTACGATCGGGTCACCGGGCCCGGTAATCCAATTTTCGCCATAGTAGGCAATTTTACCCCAAAGTGGTTTTTCAGATAAAAAACATTTTTTTGGAATCCAACAGAGTTTTAATTTCCAACCTCTGGTTCTGTTTAATCCCCAATCTTCTGAAAGAGGCGCCTGCTGGGCATCTCCGTACATTAATCAGGTACCCCATTCATTCTTAAACAGTGGCACTTGAAGTCTATCACTATAACGCCAACCGTTGTTCATAGCTTCAATAGCAACATTCTTAGCATTAAGAGTATACACTGGTTCTACCCCGCCACAAGGCATCAGGTAAACAGGACCTGTGAAGCCAGCTTTACGATATAAGTTTACTGCTTCTTTTGCTTCTTCTACATCTTCTTTAGTTGCTACCACAAACTTCAAATAAGTGAAACCATATTCATCATATTGAGCAACAACATCAGGCTTTATAGCTTCATCCCATTTTTCACCTGAAATACTTAGTTTAGGACTAACACTAAATGTTACGCTAAAATAACCTTTATCATGATGCCATTCACGATGCAACCATTGTCTAAATTCTTTAGTTAATTCTTGAGTGCCATTTGTCTCAAAGGTTAGTTCCTTCAATGGTCTCATTTTTTCGTGCGAAAGTAATTCAGGATACGATCTTTGCCATCCAAGCAGAGGTTCACCCCCTGTGATAACCAAGTGCTCATCTTGCCAAGACCGTCCAGGAAGTAAATCAATAATACTACTAACAATAGTATCGGTATTGAGCACAGGACTAAGATGTTTGAAACGAGGGTCCCAAGATGCATAACTATCACATCCAGTGCTGACAAGCGGAAGGGATTTATAATCTGTATAAGTTTCTGCATTAATCGCAATTATATCTCTTTCTGTACTTAATTGACCTTTTGGCATGCCGAACCCGCCGCATGTAAAATTGCATCCAAAAGTTCTTAGGAAGACACTAGGTACACCCATGTATCTACCTTCTCCCTGTATTGAATAAAACAACTCTGATATTTTTAAATGGCTCATATTTGTTCCGAAATTAATTTTGCTGTGTATGGAGCTAATGTCCAACCTAGATGTCCGTGACCTGTATTATAAAATACATTTTTACATTTGTCACTTTTTTTGGTAATAGGCATCATATTCGGAGTCATTGGTCGCAAACATGCCCATTGTGTATAATCATGCGTGTTAATACGGGGAAAGTTTGTATGCACCCATCGCAATAGTGGTTCAACTCTGTCCCTGCGAATATCATAGTTTTCACCTGTTAGTTCAGCAGTGCCAGCAACACGGAACCTATTACCTAAACTTGAAGTTACAATTTTGGCTTTATCATCAAGTAAACTAACTTTGGGCAATAAAGATGAATCTACATTATTGATAGTAATACTATAGCCCTTGACAGGATAGATCGGTAATTTATCACCCAAGCTTTCAGCTATGTCAACACTGCCTACTCCAGCACATATGACAACACAATCAGAATGATCCATTAGATACTCAATATCTGCTTCGTCGTTATAGTAAAACTTTACACGATATTTTTTCTCTAAGACTTTTGCTAACTGATAGCAAAATTTATGTATGTCACCTGTCCAATCGCTAGGAGTCCAAGCAGCACCAACCACACCTTTAATATCTTTTAAAGATGGATCTAGTGCTATTGTTTGTGCAGGTGTTAGTATATCCCACTCAACGTTGTTATTATTGTAAAGTTCTTTTGCAACTTTAGCAGAGTCAAAATACTTTTCATCTTTATAAAAGTGAAGTATGCCACAATCACTACGGTCAAACTCTAACTGTTCCTGGTTGCAAATTTCGTCATACAATTTTCTTGACTCTAAGCCCATGGCTATGGTTTTTTCAGTATTTGTTTTATACTGATTGGTCATAGTGTTGTAAAGAAATTTACTCATCCAACTCCATTGCTTAAAGTCAAGCCGAGGACGAATAAGTAACGGGGCATCTTGGGTAAACATCCATTTAATGCCCTTCTTAACATTGCTCCATGTTGTCCATACTTCACTATTACTAACAGAGACTTGACCCCCATTAGCAAAACTAGTACGCATGGCAGGGTGAGGTTCCTGTTCAAATACAGAAACTTTATGTCCTGCTTTGGCTAAATAGTAAGCTGTCGTAATACCAGCGATACCTGCACCAATAACTGCTACATGTTTTTTATTCATGTTTATTCTCATAATTAAAAGAGTTATTATCACCTAAAAACCATTTAGGATTGGTTTCAACAACATACTTTTTAGTACAAACCTTAAAATCAGGGAATAATAGTTCTTTAGGATTGCTAGCAGCATCAAAAAATATACATCTATTATTTGGTTGTGCAGCGTACTGTCCATTATCTAGTTCAATAAAATTGAAACTTTTATGATCCTCAGGCCATTCAGCATAACTAGTATCAATAATGTTCAAATCAGGAGCACTATGATCTACGGTAAAAAGATAATTGCCCTGATAGAAATTTTTATCTTTGGCATAAAATTTACAACTCAAATTTCTTAGAAATGCCTTTTGCATGATTGTAAAATCATAACTAAAACAATCCCAAATTTGCAATGTATCAAGGCTTAAAAACTTGGCAGAGTCTATATCTTTATTTCTACTTACAAAAGCATGAAGTGGCAATTTGTCGTATAGAGCACCATATCTTGGTAGATAAGCCTCTATACGAAAGGCCTGGCTGCGTAAACTTTTGATACTCACCCAAATACAAGGTTCATACTCATCATGACCTTTTGTAAAGTCATATAAGAATTCTCTGCGTACAAAACAATGTACTGGTGGTAAATTAGCGATCAAATGAGACATTATGCAAACAAGTCCTCGTTCCACTCACGATGACCTTCACGAAAAGCCATGTTGGCCTGAGTTTCACGAACCTCTACACGATAGCACCACAGGCGATTGGCTTCACCGGGCCCCCACATTTCTGGAATGTAAACGCCATTGACATACTTGTAGAGCTGATCTGCCAGACCTTCACAACCCAGTCTGGGCAACACCACAATCTTGGCCATCTTGCGTTCTTGTAGCATTTTAAATGTCGCCAGTTCTGGGTCATCCTGTGCCACAATCAGGGTATGGTCAAACTGATCTTCTAGCACTCGCTTGAGTTCTTTCAAGCCACCATAGTCAGCAGCCCAGTTACGCACATCCAGGTCGTCTGTGCCAAAATAGAACTTCATGCTAAAACTGTAACCATGAATTAGGTTGCAGTGACTGTCAGCACGCCACTGGCGATAAGCACAGGGGAATGCATCATGATACTCTTTGGTACTTGTATATTTGTAAGTAATAGGTTGATTTGCCATCTCTAGTCTCCTTTATTAAAGTAGCAAGTTTGATGACATGCAGAATTTGTATACCGGGTTGAACGTCTTAGGCCGGTTAATTTATTTACTATTTTTATTACTTTCAGCCTCAGCTACACGCTTACGCAAGCTGCTGCTACTGAAACTGTGATCACGACCGTTGAATACCAGTTCGATGCCACGGCGTTCGCAGATGGCACGACCAGTAAAGTCCTTCTCCATGTATTCAACTCCCAGTATACGAACATCCACTGGCAATGTCAACAGGATATCTTCCAGGTCCTTTTCGGTATTGTAGACCACAATCTCATCCACAAAACGGCAGGCACTTAGTGTGATCTGCCGTTCCACAATGCTTTGAACTGGTGCGTTCTTTTCTGGGCGATCCCAGGTGGCATTGTTCTGTAGGCCAGCAATCAGGTAATCACAATGATTACGTGCTTCTGCCAGCATGGCCACATGACCAGCATGCATCAAGTCAAACTGACTGAATGTGATGCCAATTTTCAGGCCCTTGTCCTTGAGTTCACGAATCTTATTGAAAATCATTTGGTCAATGTTCTCCACATTTTGACTTGCTCGTGTTCCTTCAGGAACTGTGCCTCATCTGCAAATTCAGGTGCATCAGCCATGATTTCATCCAGCAACCATTTCAGGCGATGCAGGTCTTGTTTGATGGTCCACTGATTGAAACCATCATTACGGGCATCGTGTAGCTCAACACCAGCCATGTAAATTTGATGATGTACGCTGTGATAATCTAGTGGTTTACGGAATCCCATGTCAAATCTCCCAGGGAAAAACAATCCAGCCGGGATCGTTGGTTTCTGTGATATCAACTGCACTGTAATGCACAGGCAGCTGGCTTTTACTTGATTCTTTATTGAACAATACTGCCACACGAACATTGTTGCCCCAGACAGTATCCCAGACACCATCACCTGGCATGCAACTGGCCTGCCAGTCCTGTCGGATCCAGTTCAGTGTGGCACCGCTATCATTGATATCATCCACAATCAAGATACGCTTTCTGAAGATGGGATCATAGCGGCAGCCTCCAGTGGGCCTACTACCAGGTTCAATATAACCGATAGCATGCTCAGGCATCCAGCAGTTGCTTTCTAGATTACCTGAACCATCACGCAAGCGAACATCCAGTGTATGCATACCACATTGGAACCAGTGACTCAGAATGGTTGCAGGAATCAAGCCCCCACGGGTCAGGCCCACAACATAATCAGGAATCCACTTGTCAATGCTGGCCTGACGGCCCAGTTCCTGGCAGAAACCATGTATGTCCTGCCAACTGTAATAGGTTTTCTTGACCATTACACCCTCTTGCAGTTGTTCACAATGTTCATGAATTCTGCACGAGCGGCCGGATCAGTCTTGAAGCAACCACCCAGTTTGCTGGTAATGGTGCTACTTCCAGTATCTTCCACGCCACGCGACTTCACGCAGTAGTGTTGTGCATCAATTACCACAGCAATGTTATCTGTGTCTAGAATGTATTGTAGGGCATAATATACTTGCTCAGTCAGGCGTTCTTGAATTTGAGGACGCTTGCTAAAGTATTCCACAATACGATTGATCTTGCTAAGACCAAGTACCTTTTGTTTGGGAATATATGCCACTGTGGCCAGACCGTCAATAACAACAAAGTGATGCTCACAGTTGCTTTGAACACTCACATTGCGTTCAACAACCATTTCATCATACTTCATCTTGTTGTTAACTGTGGTGCACTTGGGGAATGCTTCATAATCAAGCCCCCAAAAGATTTCATTGACGTACATTTTTGCAACACGTTTGGGTGTTTCGATTAGACTATCATCAGATAAATCTAAACCTAATGTTTCCATGATATCTTTGAAATTCTTTTCAATGATATCAATCTTTTCTTTTCTGTCGATTAGACTAGGGATTGTAGGAGTTTCTACACCCATCTTGACCAAATACTCATGCACTTGACGACCCAGTTCGGGATCAGTTTTAGTTTTGTTGTAACTCATATAGAATCCTTCCTTACACGGACTTGAAAATTGAAAAGTGCTACCGTTGTGTAGCACTCTTATTTATGCCTTAGATTCTTTGCGGGCGTTTTTTGTTTCAGTAATTTCG